TGCGACGTTGGTAAAGGCTTGCCCTTGCTCCCGTTGGAGCTGCCCGGCTGTAATCTTGTTATCGAAAAGTGTCTGGGCAGCCGTGTTTGCCTCTGTACGCTGCTGGCCGATAACATCGAGCCCGGCCAACGCGGCGTTGGCTGTGTTGCCTAGGAAAGACTCATCAGCTCCTATCGGCTTCGCAAGGCCCGCGCCGAAGACAGACAGGGCATTGCCCCGGACTGTATCCGGGTCTTGCGCAGTAGCCGTCGGCGGTGTTGGGGCCGTAGGCAAAAAGTCCTGTCGAAATTGCTCTTCATCAATACCAGCGCTACCAGAGGAGAAGGTCTGGAGGAGCGTCTTAAGATTATCATCGAATGCAGTAGCCATGATTAAAAGCTCGGGCTAGTGTTAAAAGTTGGATTATTCACTCTCGGTGGCGGCGGCACCACGAAAGGCTGCTGGAACTGGAGAGGCGACGACGATTGCTGTCCTACTGTGCCTCCGAAACCGACGCCTCCGGGGTCTGTTGCTGACCCTGAATTAATAGCCGGGATACCTGCGCCCGGAATTGGAGCCGTTACCGCGTTAGTCGGCAAATTATTCAGGAAGTTACCTACGGCTAGGCCTGAGCCTAAGCCCGCAAGGGGTCCTATCTGTTCTTGTCCGGGCGTGGCTGAAGTGAGAGCCTCAGTAGTCGACGTGCCTGCTTTCGTGGTGTCGACTGTACCAGCGACATTACCCACTTGAGTGCTGGCCCCGGTACTTGTTTGCTGATTCGTGGTAGCGCCTGATGTGGTGCCCGCGGTTGTCCCAGTCTGGGTTGTAGCTCCTTGGCTGCCTAAATTCTGACTACTAAGGAGGGCTGCGAACTCTGCCAGCTTTCTGTTACGTTCATCGAGCGCAATTTGTTCTTGAATCTGTTGCTGCCCACCTACCTGATTAAGGAGGTTGCCCGGGGTTTGTAGCAATGCTGCTAAAGGATTAGCGTTTCCTTGGCTTGCCAGTAGTGTACCTAGGCCATTTTGGAAGGCACCACTCGCTTGTTGGGCAGAGATATTCCCGGCGGTTTGTAGAAAATCGCCGATAGCTTGGCCTTCAGCGATGCCCTGACGGGAACCCCCGATACCACCAACCGCTGTCGCTCCCCCTGAAATACTGGGGAGGATACTCTCAGTTAAGTTACGCAGGAGCGGGTCGATGGAGCCCTGTATCGATGCCGCCAGAAAAGGGTTCGTCTCGGGGCTGAGTATATTAGGATTCGACAGGAAGGACTGCGTCGCGGCCGTTTGCGCACCGAGATCACCGATCTGCCCTGCGGTTACCCCAGACAAGAGATTCTGCCCTGCAACCTGATTAGGGTTGAAGCCAGCAGTCGCAGGGGCATTAAGATTACCCTGAGCGCCCGCCAAGAGTTCCTGAATGAAAGGTAGAGCTAACCCGGAGGGCCCAGTAACGGCCGTGCCTGCTCCCGCGGTCTCCCCCGTAGTGGCTCCCGCAGTTGTGCCGGAGCCTGCAAGCGTGGAAGTTGTATCAATTTGGTTAGTAGTATCCTGATTCGATACTACATTTTCATTCGCAGTCGTATTGGTCTGCGTATTTAATTGCGCAGTCGAAGGACTAACACTCCCATCCCCGGCTAGCGACCCGGTGACACCACCAGCAAGTGCGCCCGCAGGTCCTCCTGTAAGGAAGCCACCAACAGCACCCGACAACGCTTTCTTTAAATTTAAACCCATGCCTGCATCCTCATAATTTAACCCATGCGCCCGATAGCCATTGATAAAGGCCTGCGCCCGTCCCGCCCGGATTCCAGTTGGTTCCATCGGCGTTTCGTATTTCACCCTCTAACGCACGGAAAGGCGCTACGTTAGTTGGGGTAAGGCGAATAGCCTCGGCCTCCATATAGTTAAGCGAGGCCTCAATACGCCGCAGCTCGTCAGCAAGCCAAGTGGCGCTATATTCATCAGGCGGCGTCGTTATTGTGTAGAGCTCTGCCATTACAAGCCAGCCACCACATCGAGGTCTAACTCGTAACCACTAATAGACCAAGCGACGGTTGTTGAAGCATCTTCAAAGCGTACCGCAATGAATTTGCCTTGGACACGACAATCGACTCGAACGTCGGTGTCGGGGTTAAACGCGAGAGGCCCTTGATAAGTAACAGGACCGTCAGGTGTATCATGAGAACCGACGAAGATATTAATAGTTGCGCCGGGGGCACTCGTAATCTTGGGGTATAGAGCTCTAACAAACTTCACTTGAGCTGGGTCCGTCTTCGGATTGCCTTGGCGATCTTTACCTACAACGGCAAGCCCGGTACGCTCCAGATAGGAAATAAAAGCGGTACCATCAAAGTCATGGCCCCTATTACCCTTGTAGAATTTATCTGTAGCGCCATCGCCCCGAGCCATTAAGAGGTTGAGCTCCGCGACATTTTGTGAAGACTCACCGAACTGGGTTGTCTCGTTATCGAAAGATACCCCCGAGGAGTCATTGAAAGTGTCCGTTGCCGCCTCAGGCACTTCACCGAAGCTGATAAAATTAACGTCGGGGAGCTCTCGAATAGTCCACGTATTATCATCGTAGTTCCAAATGAGAGCCTTATTGATGAAGGTATTCCCTTGTTCAACGTAACAGACCCACATCTCCCGATACGGATGATTCGGGACCACGAAGGTATGTCGAATATGATCGCTTGAGACGTTCCGAAAGAAAAACTCACGCATCTTCTTGTTAATAATCGATGTAGGTGTGAGCCCATCAAAGATAATAATATCGTTAGTGCCTACTACGAAGTCGCGCCGGTAGAAATTAGCGATACAACGAGGCGCGAGCGCCCCTATGGTCTGCGAATTCTGCTTGAAAGCGAAGACGAAGATGCCTTGAATAGGCTGCATAGTCCAGATAGCGTCCTCCTTGTAGATTGCAAGAAGGTCATTTAACGGGCTGGCATCAACGAGGAAGCCACCCGTTTGAGCAATCGTTTGCTCACCGGCAAGCTTCGTCGCATCTGTCTCATCCCATGAGACAGGTACAGCGCCGGGGTCAGCCGGGTGCGACCACTTTACGAGATACGGGAACCGAGTAGTCGTTTTAGTAATGTCGAGTGCCACAAGGAAGTTGCGGAAGGGTCGCATGATCTTGCAGGTAGTTGACGCAGGCCAATTATCAAGGTCCTTAAGACGTGGGGGGGAGAGCGCAGCGTCATACTGTTGGGGGTCGTCGGTGTCGTTATTGTGGTTGAGGATCGGCACACCATGTAGATTGCCTCCTGTCCAAATGGGCCGGGTACCCGCTGTATAATTAGCATCGCCATCGGTTGTTGTATGTCGAGTTATAACTGTATTAGTCGTGCCATCTGTGAAGAAAACACGGGTTGTTCCAGCATAAATCCAGCGAAAACCTGTGGAGAACTGCCACGGTAAGAGCCAATGTGGGGGTATAGAAGGCGCGGTAAAGACATCGATCTCCCCCTCTATCTTCTCGGCCGAATCATTAATAAAGCGAAAATTCTGCCCGTCGGACCAAGCCTCAGGCGGTAGTTCGTAAGAATCGACGTCGGATATAATCCCGAGGCGGCCTACATTCTCAATGGATACGATTGGCATTAGTCATCACCCATCGACCGACTCTTGTTAGATTCCCGCATAGAAATATCAAGGTCGTTCACCCGCTTACTACCTCTTGTGGCCTGTGCCACGAACATCTGGTGCAGCTTATTACTGACTAGATATTGGGTAGCAATGATCGCCCCAGTCTCCCCAATGAGCCAGTCGGAGGCTTTATCGAGCCAGAGGTTCTCAATATTATTCGTACCGTAGACTCCTGCGAGGGTAGCATCGGCCCCATAGTAGCGAAACTTGTAGGTATACGCTTGATCGGGTGTGGGCGCGAGCAGAAAGTAATCCCCTGCTATATCGTAATGAGTAGGCAAGGCCGGTGTAGCAGTCGTATGCGCGGCTTTAATTGCATCCCAGTCATCTCGAATCAGAGGCTTCCACGGGTTCACCGCATCGTTTGTATCGAAATAGTACAGGGCCCCATCTTCCCACTCTCGGAGGAAATCACCGGGCAGCTTCAAGCGCTCGTCTAAAGCGGTAGCGAGCGCAGTTGATATCTCCGTAATGAGGAAAAGCGGGAAAGAGGGCCCACCCTCAAGGATATTCTCCTGTACGTAGACCATCTCATTAATAATATCATCACGCAGCGCCACATCCGAGCGATTGCCCAAGCGCTTCATAATTAGGTCTACTGCGGCATCACGTAACATTTAAGACTCCGACTCATGGCTGCCTAGCTTTAGCCTGTGTTCTTGCTCTGAACCCCGGGCTTAGAATATTCAGTTCCTCGAATATAGCTTTTAGCAGAGGATCACTATCAATTCGGTCGTCAAAGGCCGCATCATCTTCCGCCTGTAATTCAACAGGGGTTTTTGGTATCCACACGGCGTTAGCATTTAGCGGGTCTAGTTCCCAATTGGGAGACAGTTTATGCTTCTCGCTAGGTCTGACAGCAACCTCGATAGAACCGGCAGCAACGTGGGGGGAAGCATCGTAATAAAAACCGCTAGGTAATATAAAAGGCATGATTAACTCCATGAAACATTAACGGAACCGGCGTCAAAATTACCGGTTCCGTTATGGGAAAATTCTACTCTATCAAGAGTAGCAGTTAGTGTTTTTAAACCTCCACCAATATGGGTATTAGTGCCGGACTCTGTGAGATTCCAAGCTGCTTCCCAAGTATTGCCAGTAACTTTACATATTTCACATATACCACTTATTGATCCTGAAGAAGTTACGGCGTTAGCAATTTCCCATAAGGTAGTGGCGGTACTCGTGGTAAAGCTACTTGACGCGAATTTTTTGTTTTCCGAACTATACCCTGTGGATTCAATGCCGCCAGCATCGCCAATTTTGACTTGCATCTGCCGGGCGACACTGGTCGAAACCCCATTTAAAAGAATCTTTATTCTGGTGACCCAGCTAGGAATACCAGAAAAGGTCTTGGCGCTACCGGAAGTTGTTGCTTGCGCGGTTTGTAAGTTAATCCCTCCACCTTCAGGTGCTATAACAGGGTTTAAAAATGTAGTAATTCGACTTATATCTGTACGTTTAAGAACGCCAGCATCACTAATTAGTAATTCATCCGTAGCGACAATAGCCGCTGCTATATCTGCTTGCCCGGTAATAGCTGAGTCAGCAAGCAGTAAGTTTGTTTGGCCCGTGACTTCGCCCGTATGTGTTGGAATCCGCGCCGCGGCAAAAACACCTGTAGTCGTATCACCGGCATCGAGAGCTGAGATTTCAGCGCCTGTGTGTGAGTGCGCACTTGCAGCTTTACCATTGAGCTGTGTCTGAATATTACTCGATACGGTATTAAGATGACTCAGCTCAACATTACTAACGAGAGGGTCTACAATAAGATTACCGGAAGCATCCGTAATTATTGCTCGATTCGCTGTACCTACGAAGGATTGAAGCCGGTTAAGCTCAGCCGTTGTCGAAAGAATACCATTCATAGTATTCAGCTCAGCAGTTGAGGCTAATAAGCCATCGAGTAAATTAAGCTCAGTTGTAGTAACCAGCGATACAACAATTTGACCAGTACCGTTGGAAACTAAAGCTCTGCTAGCCGTACCGACATAATCTGAAAGGCGATTAAGTTCAGCAGTAGACGAAATGAGGCCATCGAGCAGGTTGAGCTCGGTAGTCGTTACCGGGCTTACGACTAGGTTGCCGGAGGCGTCTGTAACAACGGCCCGATTGATTGTGCCTACGAAAGATTGGAGCCTGTTGAGCTCGGCTGTTGTAACTACAGCCCCATCAAGAATATTAAACTCGGTCGGCGTCGGGTTGATCGCAGCGGTCGCATTCGTAAAAGTGGCTTGAAGCACCGTTTTGATGAGCCGCATATGATCATCAGCAGTCGATCGATCGTCGGTACCAACCGGGTTTGCCGCAACCAGTTGACTAATAAATGTCGCTATTTCTAGGCCCATGGGCTATCTCCTTGGGGTATTTGAGGGGTCCAATTGGATGTGCCGGGGGACGCGGGCGACCAACTAGAGGCCCCTATAGATTCAGGGGCCCAACTAGCAGCCCCCAGAGGAGCATCTGGTGTCCAGAGACTACTAGCAGCAATATCATCTTCCCACTGCACAATTAGAGTTAAGACTCCAAAGGCCTCCTCAGACGCAATGCCAACGCTCGCAAGATTAAAAGCGAACTCGGGTGTGCCAAAAGCCTCCGCAGACACAATCGCCCCGACATCAGTAACGATCGAGGTCGCCTGAACTTCAGTAGCACCAAACGCCTCTGCACTAAGGATACTCGGGGGCGCTTTAATATGGAGGGTAAACTCCGCGACACCAAAGGCTTCAAGCGAACCCAACCCCAAAGGCTGGGCAAAAAGATGCTCTGGGCCATCAAAGGTACTACCTAAATCTTGTTCGTAGGTAAAACCAACTGATGCGTCGAATGAAAAAGCCATTACAATTTAAAAATCTTGTTGGCCCCATTATCCCAGAGGATAACAACATCCCCCCCTCCGGGTGTAGCTGGAAGGCCAGTTGCCGTATCGATATAGGCGATTAACTGTGAGGTCGACTCCACACCTGTATGCCTATATAGCACGAGAGCTTCAACCGTCGCTCCCGTTACATTTGCAAAAATTAAGTCGGTTGCATCGGCTATACCCGTAGCACCTGACTTACCTGTCAGAGCCGTAATAGGACCAACCCGGGCACCTACGGCTATGTCATCGAGAAAATCGTGGTTGACTAAATCAACTGTATATAAAGCGGTATCAACCAGAACGCCCCGGATATCATCCGTAACCCACGCAATATTACCTAGTAGAAAGGCGTTTCGGCCTGTGTCGTAGAGTGCGTTAGCCATAATTTAACCCTTCGTAGCGCGAACTAAATGGGCACCGAAGAAAAACGCACCGACACCCAGTGTTAGGTATCCCCACGGTGAATCGGTTGCAATCTTATATGCGTACTCGGCCAAATCGGGCTTCCATCCAGACATCACTAGCGAGAATACAAGGAAGAAGGCTTCGAGCTTGATAATCCATAACGCTATGTCTCGCCGCGTTCTTGATCGCTCGGTGTTCTCGCTAACCGTTGATGCCATAAAGGCCGAATAGTGTTCAACCATCTTGCCGTTGAACGTCTGCTTCTCCTGATCGGTCAGCTTTAAATTATCAATCCAGCCGCCGACACCAGCAGCGACTTTCATTACATTATCTGATCCACTTTGACCAGCGCCAAATATACCTTTTACAAAATTCCACATTTAACAATGCTCCTTGTCAGCCCAGTTAAGAATATTACACATCGTGGTTGCGAACTTGAATCGCCACCAGTGCCTATCTGGATTGAGCGTCTTCCAGCGTTTCATGCGGGATGTAGTAGTGTACTCATGCGGCAGTTCCCAGCCAATCCAACTAACAACAAACACATTGCCGACAATATTTTGGGGCTGGAAAATTGCCCCGAAGACTATCTTTAAGATTTTGTTCTCATTGAACTTATGGTAGATTTTCATCATTACCAAAAATTCAATCACCAGCAGAATAAGCGCTTGTATCGGGTGCGCCGGAATCCACGCCAGCCACTCTAAATAAGATTCAATCATACGGTTACCGAGTCTCATCCCATGAATAATGGTTGCCATCCCTAACCGGGAAGCGGCCGCCCCACGTACCACCCATAGACTCCCAATGGACACCTATAGGTACGTGCGCTGCGGTACTTCTCTGATACTTTCCCTGTATAAATAGATTTAAGTCGACTGCCAAGCGTTGCTTGTGCTTAGACTTGGGATGGCCGTAGGCTTTATTTTCACCCACCTTGCCATGGAGACGAGGATCACGATATGCGTCCCCGAAGGTCAACTCATAACCATGCTCAAAAGCCCATATAATCAGCTCTGCGAGCTTCCACGTAAACTTTCGCTGCCTTTGGCCTAGAGTTGCCACGAAACGGACTCTACCATATAGCACCCATAGGGTATAGAAAAAAGATAGGGTCAATCAACCAAGGAGGGGGGGAAGTGGTGGTCATCGGTTCCCAAACCACAGGTTGAAGGTTAGGGCCTTGACGTGGTTCCACACCGCCGCGGCTATGTCAAGTATGTCTTGAGGTGTAACGCCAGAGCCGGTAGAGACAGAAATAAGCCCGGCTGCGTTGGTAGTAATAACCTGCACCTGATTTTGTACTAGGGCCCCCGCTGCGACATCGTGTAGGTTGTTATTCGACTCGGTCAGCTCGACTGTGAACTGGGAATCGGGGGTCATCTGCACACTATAACCATTAATCAGCTCGATGAATCGGGCGTAGGTTACACCGGCCACGGTAACTTCGGTGTTGTGCGTAATGCAATCATCGAACACGATGCCGTCTACATTAGCCATCAGGGCATTGACGTCGGCCCGGAATTTAGTCTCGGTCGGCAGGCGATAAAAGGTCCCGCTTACGAACGTCATATCCGCTTGCGGAACGCTGATTACCAAGGTTGGGAAATCAATTGTTATCGCCATCTCGAATAACCTTATTTAATCGAGCTATCTCGGTATTGAATATTTGCCTTTTCTCGTTCATCTCTGTTACCTGCGTTTGCAGCATAAGATTGTTTTTCTCCACGGCCTCCTGTTGCAGCTTAATCTGCTTCTCCTGTTTTCGGCATAGGTCAAGCAATTGGTTACGCTCGTTCTGAATCAAGTAGGCCGCATGATTCATTGAGGAGGCAAGCCGCTGTAAATAGAGAATCTTAGCGGCATCATCCATCAGCAAAAACTTTTTGCCCCAAGTAATCTTCGGGGGATTCGGCTCAACAAGGTCTAATGTATGAAAACCATCGACCATTAGATCGGGCTCGGCCCCGTTACTTTTACTCATCTAGAATCATCCTCACGTTGATAGTCAAGCCTACAAGGTTATCAGTTGTCCCGGCTAAGGTGAACGATTTAAATCGGGGAGAAGCCGAGGCCTTCCTGACAAAGCCCTTTAATGCGGTATCGACCACAATGGTACGGGTATCTGAAATATTACCGCTGGCATCTGTTAGGCCTTCCAGTATAACCCCGGATTCCGTGATAGTACCTGTCGCAGGAGTGGCTGGTGTGCCACTGACAGTATAGTCGTAGGCATTGGCAGTAACATTGGTAATGGCGAAGACCCCATTATATTCCTGCTGATCCGCACCGCGTATCACGACCTTGTTACCGTTAGCCATACCATGAGCCGTATGGGCCACGCTTGCGGTAGAGGAGACCCGAGTAATAGTAACGACGTCTTCAAATGTCAGGTCGCCAGCACCGTCAGCCGCTTCAAGGATTACCCGGGCATTGATCAGGTTCGCGGCGTTGTTGTCCTTGACATTGACGAGAGTTGTCACTGTCGCATTGTTAATAACGATCGTCGAGGTGTTTACGTTGACGATATCGCCTATTACCAGCGACGAACCCCCATCCACTACGTTGATTGTAACTGTGGAAGTCGCTGGAAAGTCAACACGAACCTCCTTTGTATTACCTGCAAAGACGATATTGCGAAAGTTAAACGTAGAGTTGAGAACTGCCGAATCCGTGGCAGCAAAGGTCTCAGCTACGAACGTATCTGTAATTACAATTTCATTTACGGTCGTGCTGGAATGGACCGTCTGCACCCCATTATAGTTTGTTGTGCCCGCAATCAGGATTTCCTGCCCGGTAACAAAGCCGTGGGCCGTATCGGGGATACCGACCTGTCCCGCGCCCTTATCTACCGCGGGCCCTACGTTAAAGAATCGTGTAACAGACCTAAGCAAGATAGCGGCGGGGTTGTTCTGTATCTGCAAGTCCCGTACTGAGTCGACGGTGGGATCAGCCTCTCCTAAATCTAAAGCCCCCACATCACCAGCGTTGCTATCGGTAATGATGTTTTTACGAAACAGCGCCCCGTTACGAACACTAATCGGGCCACAGCCTGAAAACAGACAGGATATTGCATCGGCGTTGGCCTGTTCCCACTTCATTAAGCCCGCGTGTAAAGGACGCACAGTTGCTGCGGTCGGGTTTGTGCTAAACGAACCTGAGACTAACCTGCACCGAACATAAAAGGCTGTGATTGCGTTCACGGCAGTTGAGGCCCAATCAGCCGGTTTGGCCCATGTAATCCTACCGTCAGCAGTCTGCCCGCTTGTGCCATCAACTAAAGAGGGCAGTGCCACCCACGCTGATCCATCCCAATACTCGTAGGCCAGTACAGGAGAACCGACACCCAGAGTCGTAAGATCAACTTCAAGACCAAAAAAGCCCCTATCCCTATCCCCGATATACCATGCGTCACCTGCTACCTCGGCAACAGGCCAGAGTGGAGTCGAACCACCAGCAATATTGAAGTTGCGGCGGTTGTCTGTAAAAACAGTACCATTATCTTCCCAGGCTGCGAAGGAATGATCTTCAAACAGGCTGTTAATAAACTGGCAACCAAAGTATTTGGCCGTAATATCAGCATCGGTGTTGGTGACGCTAAAACATGCGCTTGTCGGAGTTTCTGCCTTGAATAAATTACCTGCGACACCTACGGCGGTTATACCACTACCAACCTCAGTGCCAAACGTGACTGCGTTGGTGCCAGTCCCGCCCACGGTTTCTATGCCGTGGAAATCGTTTTTGACAGGCTGGCCCCTGAATACCCATGTTTCAAGGGTGTCCGCGAAATGGCTGTCGGTAGCGGCTGTTACATCACCGATAATAACCTTGCCGAGTAAGAAATTTATTCCCTCGGCGGTCATCCATGAGCCGCGGCCATTGGTAACGTCATTGGCGGCAACATCGGCAGACGTACCGGGAACACTGACGGTCCCGGCGGTAAGCGTCATACTGCTCATTCGTTTTGTCTGGTCAATGAACCATGTGAAACGAGTGCTGTTCGATAGGTGATCTGCCAGCATGGAAAACGAGATTACGGCGGTCGCGGCGGGAGGTGTACCGTTGACGTTTTCTCCATCCCGTAAACCGTTGCAGCAAAAAGAGCTATAGCCTTTTCTCCGCAGGTTAGCGGTGTCGCCACCACCTACCGTAATTTCATCGTAGTTGGTCGTGCCATTGGTGTTGGAACTCAAGCGGAAACGCCAGCCATCAAGCGCCTGCGTATTGACATCATCGAGGGTCTGTACCCATTGAAAGGCGTGTTTGACACTGACATCAGTAGAGCCAGCGTTAAACCCGCCTCCCCCCAAGCCCGTACCATTCATACGGGCATCGTTAGCGTTTGTGCCTTCTACTCGGGGATTAGGAATAGCCGCATTAGGGCCGCCAACATTGCCAAGCCCGAAACCTACTAGCGTATCTCGGGTTGTAATGTTGTTCTGGTCATCTGCAACAGTGGTAGCCATTATACTGTACTGATAAGCGTGGCTAGAAACTCGGCCTGCGCATCAATATCGAAGGTTAAGTCGGTCGCGGCGACAGGTAAGATACCTTCGACAGTGACTTCATTTGGCCCTTCCCGACTTTGAATCTTGTAATGACCCCGGGTGGCTGGTGGCATCTGGCCGGGAGGAATCCGGATAACGCTACCAACATCAGCATTTGTCAGGGCAACAGCATCGCTCCTGAAAGTACTAGGTAGTACGAATTCCCCATCAACGCCGCTCTTGGCAGTGGCCCCATTAACGGACCACCGGGAGCCCGGGGGATTTGCGGCTTTCCATGCGATTAAGTGATCTAAGCGATCACGGCCCATTACCGTATCGAGGGCAATCCGCTCTGAGAGCAGATTACCATTTGGGCCATTTCGTATAACAGGAAACTCGATGATCGAGTTTAAGTCCTCTGAGGTTATATCAAACGTCAGGCTCAGCGTTATTCGCCATACAGACATTAGGCATCACTAGTTCGTACTGCCGCTACAGTTACAGGCGTTGCAAGGAACTGGGCTGCCTGCGCTTCAAAAGTCTTAATTGGCGTTGCTCCCCCATCACGTACGCGTACGAGGACATCAACATCGATTGTATGAATCGCCGTATAGGACTCACTCGTAGCACCTGCCAGCTTATCGATGTAAGCCACGAAAACATCCTTGGGCGCTGTCGCCACATTAATACCTGTCCAATCATCGTCAGGGCCGACCGTGATCGTGAAATCATTGACTGCGAACGAGTCGTATTGAATTCTACGATAAATCCCGGTATCAAGCTCAACGCGCAGGCGTGTCGTATCACCGCCAGTACCACTTGTCGGAGTACCCGCAGGAACCGCGGCACTTGTCTGGACTAAAGTCTCAGTTACGCCACTTAAGGTAACATCGGTAGCCATTTGAGCTTTGTTAAGCGTAGTACCAGTTCGAGGCCCAACGAGGACCCGATCCTCACCACTGACCAGTCCAGAGACTGTAAACGTGACGTTGTTCGGAGGTACGCGAGAAGCGTCTGCAAGGTCGGTGAAACGATCTGAGGAGCCAACATCCGCAGCTTCAAAACCTACACCATAAGTACCAATGATATTGGAGCCCGTGGAAGTTCCTAGGAATTCGGGGTTTACAGTTTTAGTGTTCAAGACTGCTGTAGCAAGAGCCAAATCCAGTAAGGGGTCTGCCGTAACATCATCAGCTCGTATAACATTGTTATCAACAGGATTTACACCGGAGAGAACCTGTAGGTAAAGCTCACCCGTAGTACCATTATCGTCCTTGGCAAGCAGGATTCCTTCACCGCCGGACTTGTCATTGTCGACAATCGTGACATTGACCGTTGCCGTGGTTTCGGCAGCGCCCCTAACGGAAGTGAATGTATCGTTATCAATAACGACGCTCAGGGTATCTAAAACGACAACCAGTTCGTCCACACCATCATCATACAGAACCTTGGCTCCGGACCTGATCACAGCGGTCGCCTGCACGAAAATCTGGATATACTCACCCGGAACAAAGGGGCCAGCAGACAAAGCATCATAAGTAAGCTTGGTTCCCCACGTTACAATATCATTCTCGCTAAGGCCTGTTGCACCAATCTCACCATCAAAGCCTACCTCGACATTGATACCCTGAAATAGCTCCCCGGGAATGTCGTGGATAACAGGGCAGCTCTTGACCGTGATATCGATATCTGCGGTTGCGACCGCAGTCCATACGGCCGCGGTATCAGAAGCGGTATTCATAGTCGCATCCTGATCTGTCGATGCCCCTTGTAAGGAGAAGTTCGCGCCCGCTGTACCTTCCAAGTGGCGAAAAACTGCAAAATACTCAGCGTTGGCAAGCGTTAGGCCCGCAAGCTGATCCGCGCCTGTTGAAGGGTTACGCTTATTAAAGCGAAAAATCGCTTCCTCATAGGTCGTTGTAAACGCGCTAGCAAGTATAGGCTCTGATCTTGCTAACACACCACCGATCGGCTCGGCAAGCTGCGCGGCAGCATCGTCTGAATCCCAGAGCTCACAGTAAACCGTACCGGTTGGAGTCCCTGCTAAAATTTTAATATTGGCTCTGACTTCGACTAGCTTTTCACTACCCGTTAGAGGTATGAACGACTGAGATTGTCCGACAATAGTCGCATTATCGATAACAAAGTCCGCCCCTGTTGGTGTACCAGCGGTAGCGTCTGCGATATGTGCGCGCTGAGAAATCCACTTTGATCTCTCGTAGGTCTGATTAACGCTTTGAATACCGATATTCCACTGAGAATAAAACTCCTGCCCGGTAGCCCCTGTGCCGTCGATATTGATCTCCTGAAAGCCTTCGACATTACTGATCGTAGTCCAGCCCGCAATGGTCGCATCAACCGTAGCATTGAAGATATCCGCACCGTTACCGATCGCAGCAACAGAGTTACCGGTACCGAGCGTTGCAGGAAAGCGTCGGTATTGATCGCCCAGTTCTCTAGCGAGAACTGTAACTCGTTGACCGTCAATTTGTGCTCCTGCGAACTTGGTTTTAATCAACTGTCTGGAGAATACTAATGACGGTGCTGCTTCTGGATTAATGCCTGTCCCCCAGAAGGAAGGAAGAACCTTACCATCCTGAATTACCATGAATTCGGTCCCGGCCTCGACCGGGCCAATGATATTCAAGCCGGAATAGAGCGTTTCACCGCCTACTCCGGGCTCTGTTTGGGAGATCGAGCCGTTGTATAGATGATTTATGAAGGTGTCATCTACATTGAAAGGAGCGTTCAAATTTAAAATCTGATCGGTAGACCTATCGAAAGCAGTATCAACCGTGATATCAAGCAGATCGTTACCAACCGCCTGACCATCATCCTGCTTGTCCATCAGGAATTGAATGAATTCAAGAACAGAGTGTCTATTTGTGGTCGCGGCCCCCGTCCAGCGGATTGCGCCAGCGGCGTCAATCGAGATATCGGCTGTTGCTATAGCTGCCATTTTACTTCACCTTTTTGGTTTTGGGCTTCAAAAGCTCTGGCCCACTTGTAATATTAAAAGCCCCCACCATGCGCTTAGCCTCGCTTTTCGACGAGGCCATAAACTGTTTCGTAACTACCTTACCATCCTGCTTGAATTTGAACACCCAAGTTTTCATATCAGGAGTATGCATGACCAGCCCTCCCAGTCCAAGTAAAAGAGAACGTATTCGAGACACCACCGGCAATACCGTCGGTAACATCCAGCTCTGTCGTAGCGTCTAAAATGAGCCTAGCGATCATCCAAACAGCCGCCGCTTCCGCACTACCATACGGGGCCCACCCCTTGTAAATCGTAGTAATAGCCCCCACGGTACGAATTTCAATGCGCCGGGCGTAGACCCCCATATCCTGCACCCAAGCACTCCCCTGTCCTGCAAGCTGGTGCGCTGCATCCTTGCCCGCAATAAGGAGGTCAGTCTGAGCCATTTAATCACCGTCCTGAGCCTGCTTTAAAAGGAGATCGATAACCTTATCAAGCTTTTTCTCGACTTTCTCGTGCAGATCGTTTGCCCGTTGTTCATTATCATCGACCTCACGCTGTAAGGCTTTTGCGTTATTCTCGGTGATAGTAAAGCGTAAATTCATGATGCTGGTAGGGGCAAGCGTAGGTATCTTCTTTTGAATAGTCTGGACCTCCGCAGCTACAGCTTGCATGCTTACATAATAGGTAAGGGCAGAGCCCCCCATAGTGAGGACAAACGCGACTAGGGGCCAATTCTTCAATAAGAACTTGTTCATTTGTCTAATCCCCGGGTCAGAACACGCATTACAAAGGGTTTAACCATCTTATCGGGTAAGATAAAGCCGGTATTTCTAATCACCTTGATGCGGCTTCCGACCTGCTCAACGACTGCTTGTTGCCAGCCATCGTCGAACTTCTCGTAATAAGCACTCAACGCTATAAAAGGGTTTCGTTTCACAACCGCATATAAAGCCATTATGCAGTCTCCGACAGCACGGGAATCAAATCGTGCCCGTAATTCAGGACACCAAGATGCCCAATTTCCAGAGAAACGCGGTGATCCACGTAGATTTTCACCCCAGCGCGCTCAAGGTCCTCGCAAAAAGCCCAATCCTCACCCACATAGCTAGCGAGTTTAGGGTTCCAGTGCTGCGTAAACCATGGCCCTTTCTCTAGGGCGGCACGCTTGAAAATATTAAGATCGATCATCATGATTCCCGTACCGACTCGCCAAACGCGTTCGAGAGGGGGGGAAGATGTCGAGGTATAAACAGGCGAACCCTCCGCAGCCGCGCTTTTCTGCCGGGCCGTCGGGGAGGACGGGATCATTTTAGTGGCGATATTGCAGGCTACAACCTGCTTCTTGTGAGCGAGCAGCCTTTCGGCTATATCCGCGGGGAAAGTCTGATCACTATCGATAAATAGAAGGTGGGTAGCATGATTCTTGATGGCGGCGGCGACCATATCCTGCCGCATATTGGCAAGAATACTGCCCCGCTTGTTGTGGACGGTGTACTGCACCGTTCTTTCGTTGATAGTCGAAGTCGCTGATAAATGGCTTGTCAGGAAGACAAGGGACATCCCGAACTCCGCTAGCCATGTCGAGGTCGATGGTATACAGATAACAAGACGGAGCTCTTTCATTCATCATCCCGGGACAACTTCTCGAACTCATTCTCGTCGTAAACGTCAATAGAGCTAATCGCTACCCGCATGGAGTAGGCTTCAGGGCGGTCGGGATTCTCGTCGTTCGATATCTCACGAACGATGCCTTTGAACAGGACCTCAATCTTTGCATCAACGTCGATCGCATCTGCGATCTCTTTATTGATAGGCAGGAAGATCGCAAAGGTCGGATTAGTAGTCGGCGCTTCTGATGAGGGCGGCGCAGCCGGTATCTCGTAATGAGGCATGACTACAGCCTCGAACAGGTTACGGTAGCATCAAAATCTGTAACCGTGCCCCCCGCTGTATACTCAATCTTGACTACAGAAGGGCACTGATTTATGACAATAGACTGGACAGAAGCCCCAGCCACCGATTGAACAAAGGAGCCAACGACATAGTCTACGGAATCGATAGTTGCCGTAATGTCGAGGTCCATCGTCGGCGCAGTACCAGTTAATGCGGTTACGTTAAGATGAAAACGGGCGTCACCCGTCTGTAAGTCGCGAGTGCCCACTGTATCGACAGCAACTTCCTCGCCTGAGGCCGTCGCGTTTACGATAGTCGCAACGACTGTGTTAATGAGGCGCATAGCGATCTCCTTAAAAACGGGGGAGCCAAAAGCCCCCCCTTGATTAAAGTAGCAGGAATACCCGCTAGATGATGAAGTTGCCCAGATAGGCCATGGTCTTCTCGTGCCGGATTTCTAGGCCCGCCTCGGTCAACCACTGCCCTTTCAGGGAGTCAGCATCGTTCGCTTGGATATTGTCTTCCATGCGCGTATCTCGCATATGCCGGTAAATTAATGCCGACGGATCGATGATAAACGCACTATTGGTAAACTTACCATGCGTGTTCATAAGCGGATGCGTCCGCACGAACAGTGTTCCTTGCGGGAAGACCCAACGCTGCAACTGCATACCGTAGGTTTTCACCGTACCGTCGAAGTTGATGCGAGTGCTACTGGAATTCCGCGCCAGCTTGTTCAGCTCGTTTAAGAATCCGTTACCGGCGAGTACGATACGCTCGTTGCCTGCGGAGCCTGCATCGTAATCGAACACCTGAAAGACGTCGTTGAGGAACGTGTCCTCAGTCGGGCTTGTGGTGTAAATCTTCGAGTTCGTGGTAATGAACTCACGAAGGCCCCCGGTGAACCGCTTCGGCTTAACGCCCGAAGTGTCCTCGAAAGCCTGACCGAACATCCAAGCCCACTCCAGAGCAACGGAATGGTCGAACATTTTCCGCCTCTTGTCGTTTTTGACCGGATCGCCCGTACGTGTATGCGTGATACGTGCGGTGTTGGTGATCTGGTAAGCAGTCTTGAAAATCTGGGCGAAGTTGATTAACTTGGTTGGGTTCCGAGTTGAGGTGTTCGGAGACACGCTACCTTCCTCGTAGGTATTCCCGATCTTCAACAGCAAGGCGCTCGCGCCTGTGTTGGCACCCGTTGATCCTGCCGCTCCGCGCTTCACCACGATTGCGGTGTCGGAAGTGACAGAGGAAACCTCAACCAGCTCGTTGTCGTATGCGGCGAGTTCCGTCTTCTCGACCATGAGGATATCGCCCGGAACTACATCCAAGCCACCCAAGGTCAGACCGAAAGCGGTAGAAGTTGCCGACGCGCCCGTCGAATTCATTGTTAGCCGAACAGAGTTCAGCTCTTCTTCCCACCACGCGAATTCCGGATCGTCCACCGACTCGGACTTCATTTTCGACAGCATTGCCGTGAGAGGAGCTGAGCCGTTTGGATTACGCCAAAGGATCATCTCCCGGAAATTTTTGGGGCGTTCATCGGTGGCCCAATCACCTGTACCACGAAGGCCTGCTATTGAAGGCATAACTTAGTCCTCACCATCATCAATGAATTCTTGCGCTAATGTCTCGAATTCGTTTAACTTCTTGGGCGCGGGGGCTGGGCTAGAAATCTGAGCTCCTCCACCGGGCGCGGCTGGTGTGAATCCCTTGTCTGCCGTAGGAGGGGGGGAAGCTGTATCCTTCGCACCGACCTCGACAGGGATTCGCAATGCAACCATCGCCATTGCGCCTGCTTCCTCGATAGCTTGTGGCATCGTAGCATTCGGATTCATAGCACGATAAGACTTAATCGTACGATTAATCGTTTCCTGCTGCTCTGCGTTTTCACCATACGCCGCTTCGAGTTTAGGCCATCTCGCGAAGAAATCAGCCTGATCTTTCGCTGTCTTCTCCTGTTGACTCATAACCGACCGAACTTGCTGCGGCATGGCCTGAGTGACCCCTCCCATCAGGGAGTCGTACATATCCATATAAGCGTTGGCGAAAATCTTAGGTAGGGCCTTTTCAGGCTCAGCCAAAAGCATATCTCGCATCTCATCCCCCTCAAGTTGAGTCGCATAATGCTGCTCAATCTTTGAGAGGGCATCAGTCCGCCACTCCTGCCGTTGTTTCACTTGCTCTTCGGCAGTCGCGGTAGGCTGTTCGTCAGTTGGGGGAGCGGGCACAACGGCCGGTGCTTCCAGTTCTAACGGAGAGGCTACAGGTGCAGGCGTGCTACCTGATTCGGGTGACGGCTCGGGCGGACTAGCTGTGTCTACCGGAGGGTCGTCTGGACCGTCCTCTATAACAGGGGTCTCGGCCGGAGCCGGTTCCTCTGGGGGAGTCTCTTCAATATCCTCGAAGAGTTCTAGTAACTGTGCTGTATCCGGATCAAGCTCAGGAGTGGGCACAGCGGGATTATCTTCCGATTTGAGCGCATTTGCAACAGTTTCTGCGTTATTCGACATTTTCTTCCTCCTTTTTCATCTCGGTAAGCAACTCAACAGCAGCCCCAAGAGCGCCGGGCGCAAGCGTTCGAGCTAACATGAGACCCGCAATCTCCCCTTTTTCAAATTCGCTCTTAAATACGGCCCCGAAGCCATCGGAAGCGACTGGCATCCGCCCCTTACGGACATTAATCTGCTTTTCGAGCATTGCCATAAAATAATTCCAGCCCTCCTGTTTTAACAGGGGGTCTAAATTGTCTACGATGATACGCGCCGCCTTGACGTCTTCATCTTCCACTTCAACTGGTCTATCTTCCCCATCCATCTTTGATTATCCTGTAGGTCCGACTCCACCTACTTGAGGAGCTTGCGGCTCCCCGGCGCTGTTTTGCCCGGTAATAGGCACTAAATTCCCAGCCCGCGTCTGCTCTGCTACCTGCTCGTCTGGGGTCACTTTAATCTCGAATTGTTTGATGTTCTTTGCCCCTGAGAGTTGCATCATATGGGCAATAATGGCCTTGATATCATATGCGCCCGCTAAAGTCTCGTTCGCAGCAATATCTCGGATGAATTCTCGCCACAGATTAGCCTGAGCAAAGCGATCGACCGGCAGTGTACCGTCTACAGGCGTGTAATCAAAGAACCCTTGTATTAATTCGGGCGTTACTTCGGCAAACGCGCCCTGAGGGCCATTGAGATCGCCTGCTATCTTGAATTGACGCTCCAGATCATAGAACTGTTGCGTATTCTGCAACAGCATCTGCGATAGAGGAGTCCAACCCATAGCACTCATATACTCTGCATTGGTCTTTAAACGGTTAATTCCGAACGAGGTCGTTGAGCGAATCTCCGTGGCGGTCTTCCGACCACCCTCATTGACAGCCCCCATCAGGTTGTCGTTGACGCCTGTCACACGCTCGATGAGATCAGTGATGACAGTCGCGTCTTTTAGGTGTCCTTGAGTGATATCGACCACTTGAAGCTGTGTTACGGCGTCTTTTGTCGGCATTCCGTAATATTCGGGCTTCACACGGATTAATCGGCCCGCATTGGGGTCTGTCATGTCTTTCATGACGATTCGGGAAGGATCGACGACAAATTGGTCGTTAATAGCCTTTCTGACGTTATGCAGGTGCGAATTGATGAGCCACGAGAGCGTATCTTGCAAAGGCCCCATGACTTCCATTAATGAGCGGCTAAATAGCGAATATCCGTCTGGTTCGTACTCCTGAACCGAAAACGGGAATTTATTGTGGTACAGCCCTAAAGGCTGGGCCCCTATAATGATATCTTTCTCTGCGAGCGTGAAAACCCACTTAACGGGCCATTCGGTTGTACCTAGCTTCCACTCCTTCGGGATAATCTCGACGAATATCTCATATAGACCCACAAAAGGGCGATCCCGGCGTTTGGCCTTGTCATCGCGCGGAGGACCGAGTGGATATTCGGTTGCGGCCTCGGGTAACGTGATCTGTTCAGAGCCCTTCTCGCGGTCAAAAACTTGGGCCCGCAGGCGTTCGAGCTCTTCAAAGTTGAAATACAGGCCTTTTTGGTGCCTACGAACGATAGTATTCCAGCCCACTTCAGTATAGCGAGCGACGAACTCACCATCTTGGAATCGGGAGATAGGTACCCGGGGGTCCGGAAAGAAGTCCTGTGGACGGACGTTATACAGTCTATTGCCTACATACCCGGGCATGCGCTTCGTTTCGCGAACTTTTTTAGTGGAGCCCGGCAGAGGAATCCCTAAATATGTCTCCGGCTGTTCGACTATCTCAGAGACGACAATTTCCTCCTCCTCCCAATACGAGCCGATAACACCGAAGCCATACTTGGCCGGATCAAGCAACCATGTATATAAAGGGGTAGCCATGCCCCCCACGGTGTATTGATAGTCCATCAGGGATTCTACAGCTTGCACGTTCATTTGTGGTTCGCCATGCCGGGCTTGATATTGGAACACGGGATTACGGGAGAGAAAGACTGAAGTCCAGTAGGTATGTGCTGTAAGGGCGACCGCATAGCTGTAGGGAATTTCGATCGTGCCAAAAGAGAATATTCCTGACTTTTTTAAATCCTTACGATCCTTGTTCGGTTTCGTATCCGGAATGTATGCGAGAAAACGCTCTTCAGCGTCTTTCCACGTCGCATATCGCTGTGACATTTTTTCCCGGGAGAGCGATAGGCGATCGAGTAAAGCGTCTAATAATGTTCGATGCTCGGGGGTACCGAATTTAACTTCTTTATGACTCATGGGGAAGCCCTCCACTCAGGCAAGTCAGGTATCATTTTTTCGTCGTCGGCCAGTCTTTCAAATTCGCCTTCAATTATATTGCTGTCGGCAGAAGCCCCAGCCAATCTAATCGCCATCGACACCGCATCCAAGACGTCATCATGCGAAACGTCAGGGTAATCCGTATACTGTTGAATAAAATCAACATGACTCTTATGAACATACAGAGTTCCATTAGACGCTCGCCCCACCAGCGCCTGTGTAATTCGATCCCGTTTTTTACGTCTGTCATCGATCTCATGAACATAATAGTGACGACCTGTTTGGCGCATTTTCTCACGAAGAAAATACGCAAGTGTCCGTTGATACGCGATCGACTCTACACCCACCATACGCGGCTTCCACTTCGCTGCCAACCGAAAAAACTCGGCCGCGGTATCCTCGGGCTCCTGATCGCGCCCCATAGAATACTCGATCAGGTACGTATTACCTTGGTAGAAGCCGATAACCGCGAGCACCTGCGGGTCCGTATTACGACCCTTATGCCGGGCCTCCTCGCTCAGAGGGGGGGAAGGGTCTATAGCCATAAATACGCGCATACCGGTGTCGGGCAGCATATCCCAGTAGTTGAGCCACTCCGCCTTGAACAGGGAAGTTTCGGTCGCCGTGATTCTACACTCCATTTCACGCATCCATAATGACAGTTGATTACGCGCGACATGCGCTGCTTTTTGCTCCATCAGCTCAACTTTAGGGAAACGCTCTTCCCAGATGCTAAGGGGGTCTTCCTCGTTGCCAAGAAAGCAGCCGAATTCTAGCGAAGTCCATTGCGCATCACGCAACGCCGACTCAACAAGGTCTTCCCCGTGAAGTGGCGTTTGAAGCAGAACCATCTTGGCGTGTGGGTTTTCGGTCGCCGGGACTAATGACTTCTCAAGCGCGCCGAAAAATAAATTGGATATTTTGTACCGCTGTTCGGGCGTAGCCGTGTTTTCTTCGTCGCAGGGATCGTCGACAACAATCAGGTCGGGCCGGTGATCATCGATATTAATTCCGCGCGTCTGACCAGTGATACCGAGCGCGATAACTCGCGTCGTATGGCCCTCTGTCGTGTGCAGTATTTCAATATCTTCAGATGACCACTTCGCTCCGCGCTTAAGGCCGAAAGTTTGTGCAAAAGGCCGGTTATACTCAACTGCCTTCTTAAGCCATTCGACGGTCTTGATCGCGTGATTTTGCGACGCTGAAACAAAAAGGATAGTGCGCGACAACCCATAGGCGATTCGCATAGCCGTGAAGACACGTAAGGTTGTAGTTTTCGCGCCACCACGAAAAACTTCAATGGCGACATAGCGGTTGGCCGGATTGACCAGCGCCGTCCATATTTCCCGGTGGAACGGCGGAGGCTGCTGTTTGATCGCCTTCGGGAAAAAGTACCGGGCGAAAAAGAGAGGGTCGGCCGCTCCGAGCTGTACGGCTTCAAGCGGTGTAATCTTGTTCATAACAGGTGAACATTGTAGAGGCCGCCACGCATCGGGGCACATTCGTGAATATGTGAGCACAGAGCGGTGGGCCTTTCTCGAAATGTCAAGGGATCAAACCACTTGACAACCTCAATTAGGCGGATTTCAAATAACTTCCCCCCCTCCATAATCTTTGCAATGCAAGGGTAGTATAGGTCATTGAGCTGTTCCCATGCTTTCGAGCCATGCTTCAATTTCGCTTCGATAATCACGAGGAGCCCTTTTTCGATGTCTATGTAGAGACCATCGGGCTGACAAAAGCGTACCCGGTGGCCGGTACGGTGATGACGGTACGCAATCCATGGTGCCTCAATATATTTGTCTGGATATCGCTCAAGGAGGGTGGCGTGAACGCGGCGC